TGATAGTAACCATCTTAGATGTACCAGCAACAAACAGGTTCATCCCAAACAACTCATCCATCTTACCAACAGCAGTGAAAGACTTAGGTAATCTACGTGTCTTCTTACTACCTGATGGGTAGATGTATTCTTGTTGGATCGGTACGCCTTCCCTAGTGCATAGGGTCTTGACGTTGTAGTGTTCCATCACATCCTGTGCGATACCACGCATAGGAACAAACTTGTATAGGCTCTCTGGTGGATTCTCTACTACCACCACTGGTGAATTAAAACCCTTATCCTCTAAGGGGTACTTGTCTAGGATTTCCTGATCGTATTTACGACCCGCCTTTGGATATGCGCTACCACAAGAATAACACACTCCAACCATCTTGACTGAATTATAAGCGAAAGCATCACTGCTAGGGCAATTCGGGCAAGGCTGTCTAGTTACTTCTGACATACTTAAGACTTCCTTATGTTTGTATTAGGTTGTAGTTGTAGGTGTTACCCTAGTGCTTACTTAAGTTATACTAATAGATAACGAGATGGGAACAAATCGACATGCCCCATCCGAAACTTTCTTCGTATTAGTGATAAACACCAGACAACTGTTTCCGTAATGCAACAGTGGCTCTTGCCACCAATTCCCTCACTGTGTGTGTGGTTGCACTCATCATCTTGGCTACCTCTGGCTGCGTGTAGCCCTCAATGTATACCATCTCCATGACAAACTTTTGCTTGGGTGTAAGCGACTCCATTGCCCCGTAAATAACTGTTTTCATGTCATTATCTACAACATCTTCTGTGGTCATCTCCTCTACTACACCACCAGAAAGCTCTACCATATTCATTTTCCCATTACGTTCTGGGTTTAAGAAGTTCTTTAGGTAGCCGCTGATGTATGGCTTTGCGAATGCTGCAAAGGATGTGTTGCGGGTGCTGTCGTGGCGTTCTGCTGCTTCACACAGCCCCAGAGCCGCTACTTGCACCAGTTCTTCCCACTCTGCTTCCTCACTGTAGTGTTGTGAAGCTGCGCTGTAGGCTAGCGGTAGATAGTCTTGGATGATAGTAGTTGTTCTTCCTTTTGGCTTATAGCCCCCTTTGTCTTCTAGTGCGACCTTTCCTACCACCAAGTTATCTGTTGGAAAGATGTCACGCCCGTTGAATAGTTTAACTTTCACAAAGTCCTCATCGCCATTTAGTATGGCCTGATCAACTTCAACTCGTCCGTATACGTCATGTTTGGTAATCATTAGAAACGACCTCGCTTGTCAAATAAATCTTCTGCTGTTTCGTTGTACTCTTTCCCCTTGCTCAATTCGATCTGGTCAAACAAAGATGTACCTTTCTTTAGCTTGGATGCTTCCGCTTCCTCTGGTGTGATGTTGTAGCTAGGGATTTTATCGAAGGTTGTTCGTGCCCCTTCGCGACACTTAGTGATCTTACCACCACCAGCCAAGTATGTGTCGATCAGGTCTTGATAATCTGATGGGTGGCTGTGGTCTGCGATGGTAGTATATTCGTTCACGTCTGCGTTCATGTAATAAGTAGTCATTTTGTTTTATCCTTCTGGGTTGAATGTGATCCATAGCATAGCACCAAGCCACACTACGAATACTACGCCGAATACGATTGCTATTCCAGTCATTGTGTTTCCTTTGTCATGGTGTCCTTGAAAGTATACCACACCTGTGTGATTGACGCTACGCCTATCGTCATGCCAACCAACGTGATGGGCTCGAAGGGAGACTGATCCCAAGAACCGATAGCTAAGAGCGTGTAGGAGGTCGCCAAAGATGATAGTATCAGTATTAGTTGCGATAAGATGCGGACGAATCTGTTCATTGTATTTCCTTTGGTTTAGGTTGTTGGGGTGGTGGCATCATTGGGTCGCATGGGTCATCCACAGGTGTTCCCACCGCCTGTACCTGTACCACTGCCCTCTTGGTTGCCACAGTTACCTTTATCCTTTCCATCTTTTCCGTCCTTGCCGTCCTTGCCATCTTTTCCTTTAGGTCCACGCTTGCCACGCTTACCGTCCTTGCCGTCCTTACCATCTACACCATCAGTGCCATCAGTACCGTTAGTGCCATCAGTGCCATCAGTGCCATCCTTACCTGCTGGACCTACTGGACCTACGTTGCTTGTTGAGTTGTCTGGGCCTGTGTCGAACATGATGGTTTTCTGTGTCTTGCGGCCATCATCACAGTACCAACGCTGGTGGATGATACCACCTTCGATTTGGATACCTTCAAAGACGTAGCCTTTAGCACCACAAGCCCACGCAGGTGGGTGCTGCTCAGGGCCAGCGTGTGCGGCTGCTGTTGTTGCTGTTGCGATTGTTAGGGCGATTGTTGTGATGATAGTATTCTTCATTGGTCGTTCTCCATTTGTGCGTTCTCGTTTGCTTGTTGTTGAGTTTCTTGGATCAAAATGTCGTATTCTGCCAAGTCCATGATAAAGTCATAAAAGTCTACATAGTTGTCCATTTGTTTATTCCTTTGCTGTTGTGGTTTAGATGAATAACTCAACTAGTTGGCGTAACGGTTGGCCTAAGTAAAAACCAGAGTCATACGCTAGTTCAATCAATTTTGATTCCCCCTCTTCTCTTCCCGTTGGGGTGAAGAAGGCACGACCTACAGCAACGAGTGCGTAAAGTTTTAGAATATCCATGATATTAGTCCTTTGTTGTTGTTGTGATTAGCATCACGACCCCAAGGCCGATCAGTGTCATGAGTGGGAATATTGTGATTATTCCCAAGACCCATAGGGCCATCACAAGCCCATCCACATTACAACCTTTAAGATGATTGCAATCAGGATCATAAGCGGGGCAAGCGTTACCATAAAGGCGAACAGCAATGATAGTAGTGGGATGATGATTTTCATTTGTCTGTCTCCTTAGTTGTTAGACGTGCAATCCACAGGTCGCCATTATGCGCCCTTAGTGATACATCCGCAACTTCCCCTACCTCTAGGGAAAATGTAAGGCCGTCGATATTGTGGGTGCTGATAGAGGACGCAACGTATTCGCCATTTACCAGATACATGGGGAATTTCCAAAAGGGGTTGATCGTTTTCCCTGCTATTTCTACCACTGTTTTGATTTTAAGTTTCATTTGTCTTTTCCTTTGCTTGTTAAGTGTTGGATCAAGGCTTGCACTGATACTACTGTAAGGTAACTGACGCTTGTCCAGAACATTATAAAGCTGATTAGGTAGACGGGGTCACGCATCATAGCAACCACCCACTGAATAGCGCTGCGCCTAATAGGAGGCCCATCAAGGCCCCTGTGATTGCGTTCTTGATGTGTGTGTTCATTGTGCTGCCCCTTTGATCTGTAAGTATATACCTGCGTGGATGCCTGCAAGAAATGCTTTTGTTTCCCTAGCAGAACCACGATGCTTTAAAACTGTTGAACCCTTGTTTGTTGTCACTTGATAGCCGCCATAGTCTGAGCTGTGGTTAATATCTACGTCCAAGCCTGTTGCTTCTGCTACCTTAGAGGCCAAGTCTTCAAGTACTTTTGATGTGATGCGTGTCATGATAGTAGTCCTTTGTTTGTTTCTGTTGTTCATATACCCGCGCCATCATGGCCGAGTGTGAAGGCATGGGGCTTGCTGGCCCCTTTGTTGGCTTGGTTCCCATTATACTGTTGCAAAGTATTTGTTGGTTTCTTGCACGTATGTCCATGCAAAACCTTCAAGCGCTTCCTCTTTGCTTATCTCACGCATTGCCCCGATTGTTTCGTTCGGTGTGTCGTCACCATATTCCAAAGTGCAAGGCTGGCGTGTATCTGCGGGGACGTGAAGAATGCAAACCTGTTTCTTTGTGAACCCCATTGGTTCTACTACGTTGCGGTAGTCAATTTCGTCCATGATGTAAGAGGCTTCTAATTCGCCTTCCCAATAGCCTGTTGCCATCACTATGCCACCACTAACCAACCCCATCGATCTAGCGGTATCAACGTGGCGCATAAACTTTGCTACAATGTGAAAATCTGTATTGTTGTCGATTGCGAATATTACTTTATTGAACATGATAGTATCCTTTGTTTGTTGTTGGGTATAAAGGAACGCACAAGGGGAGGACTCATGCGCTCGTTTATAACCAATCGGTACCCGTTACTGCGGGACTAGCTCTACCTTATCGGACCACAAGGGCCGGATCGTTTACGCCGCCTAGTTATTTTATGCTTGGGGTTCTAGGTTCCCTGTGGCCCTGATCGTCTAGGCCGTTTCGATAACTAATAACTAACGATACCAACAAAGCATTGCAACAACTAAATGAAGATAAATGTAAATAAAATGATAAGCCTATGAAACTAAAGGGAAACAAATGTATACCACACCTACAACAACTATGATGTGCGTATGTGTACTATATACTAGTGAATAAAAAGTACCGTGCTATAGCGTGTTTATGTGTGTAGTAGGGCGCATATGCATAGCGTTAGGGGACGTTAGTAATCGTTAGGTAGCGTTACAGGTATAGGGATAAGGGGAAGCGGATGGATGCTGTAGTGGTTGGGTGTATTTGACCATAACAATGATATAATGTAACAAGTGTTAACATAGGTACACGTTATGTTATACTGTAACAGGTAAAGTGTGACAAATGAGATACATGTGTGACACAAATATCACGAAGGGGGGCCAAGGGGGGTCGGGGGGTTGTCCATTCAAGAGAATTGCACCTAAACATTTTCTAACATAACTTTGGCTATTTGAAGGTGTTGCAGTAGGGGTACACTAAGCGCTGCTAAGCGCAGCTAATGACCACAAAAGGATACAAAAGCATACCACAGCTATACCACAACCTGTAAAGTATACAACAGAATACTGATGATGAGCTTAAGCCCTATACAAGGGTTGTGGTCTACCAACCCGATGGAACGTAGTGACTGAGGTTATGTACCACACTAAGGAGTCTTAGACCTTATAGTGACCTTTATGTCACACTTATACCACCTATTACAACTTATTTAAACTTTATTTCATCTTACCCATAACATTTTAGCTCTTTTTTGTTATCTATTAGTATAACTAACGTACAAAGTATAACGGTGGTTATCTTAACACTAGCTTATATTATTCTAGGTCTCAACAAGGTTGAGGATGGTGTAGTATAGGATTAGTGCCTTGCTATAGACTTGAGTTAGTTTACATTACACTAATGGGAGCTAACGTATATAGACACAAACGATAAAGGAATTCATTCATGGCCCTCTACGACTTCTCCTACACAAAGACGGACCAAGGGGTCATCCGTACAAAATCCCTCTTCTACGAACTAGATCATCAAAGTGACGCATGTATCTTTACGTTGAAGGAAGAGGCTATCGAACATCCGTCGGGTAGACCCTTGATGCCCATCGCTCAGATATTTATCGCTATGGCGGTTGATGATCCGACGGAAATAACTTTCTCAGACTATATCTTTGGTTCGTGGCAGGTGTGGGATAAAATCCGCAACTCCGACAAAAGACTTGTAGTACACATTGAGAGATGGCGTAAAGAAGCAGATGTTCGTCGTAAAGCCCTAGCATTTAGTGTTGTGGTAAACGAAGTGAAGAACGAGGGTAAGTCCTCCTTCGCTGCTGCCAAGTATCTTATCGAAGAAGGTTGGAACCCTAAAGGCCAAACCACTGATGCACGTAAGAAGCGCTCAGAGGCCCGTGAGACAGCACAGACAGCTTTCGAGCGTGAAGGGTTAACAGAAGACATGCAACGGCTTAAAGAGGCTGGTTTGCTCCCTAACTAGTATGCTGTGGCAGGTTTGCGGGTAACAACAGCTACCCTAGGCGTCAGTAGCGCAGTTACTTAGGGGTTCAATTCCCCTCCACTAGCACCAAACTACAACAACAATCCACCACTGGTAAAGGATTAAGAAAATGGCTAAAGGCCCTACAATCACGACTATTGCTTCGGGCTACTACAGCCGTACAGCACTTAACGACAACTTCACCAACATTGATGCAGCATTTGATAATACTCTGTCGCTTGATGGTAGTACACCTAATTCAATGCAAGGTGACTTAGACTTAAATGGCAATCAGGTTATTAATGGTGTTGGTAAGTTCAACACTTTGTATCTGGACAACGCCCTTGTTGGTAATCTGTCTACAGCATTTACCTTCCTTGGTGCATGGGTCACTGGAACCTCTTACAGCGCATATGATGTTGTAACTGACTCAGGTAACACTTATGTTGCCTTAGAGGCACACACAGCAGGCTCAACCTTCTCTACTGACCTATCAGCGGCTAAGTGGTCTATCCTTGCTGCCAAGGGTGCTAGTGGGGCAGGTTCTGGTGACATGCTTGCAGCTAACAACCTTAGCGATGTGGCTAACGCAGCAACTTCAAGAAGCAACTTGGGTTTAGGTGCAAGTGATAGCCCTACGTTTACCAACATCACACCTACTGGTACAGTAGACGGACGAGACCTTGCTGTTGATGGTGCTAAGTTAGACTTGCTGGACCAAGGACTTGCTACAACTGACAGCCCAACCTTTGACGTAGTAACTGCTACATCCTATGCTGGTGACGGTTCTGCTCTTACTGGTGTTGGTGCTAGCGCAACCGCTGGTGCTGTTGGGACTTACGCTTTCCTGTGGAGAGATAATGCAGGAGCAACAGAGGGGCTAACCTACTCAGGGACATTGTTGTTCTACGCAGTTATGAATGATGACGGCAGTACAGCTGGTGCTGCTAACGCCTATCGTGGCGCAGGTCTTGTTAGGTCTAGTGTAAGCCCATCAGGGACGTGGCGTTCAATGGGTAGTGGAGGAACGATTTATGGAACAGCCCACGGACAAACAACACTTTATGTGAGGATTTCTTAAATGAGTATTACAATCACAGAAGTCCGCAATGCGGCAGCACTACAGTCGGACAACCTCAGAGTGGACGTAGAGATTAATCACCCAGACTACGGTTGGATACCTTACACACTAGACCCTGCTGACACTGACACAACTATCGACAACGATGCAGTGATGGCTCTCATTGGTGCTGACTTCGCAGCCTACGTTCCACCAACTCAGGAGGAGCTTGATGTAGCACTAGCTGCTAATATCCGTGGGGTTCGTAACGCAGCACTAGCTGCCACCGACTACATGGGCCTAGCTGACTACTCTGCAAAGGTTGGTGAGATAGAGTACAGGCAAGCACTGCGTGACGTACCACAGCAAGCTGGTTTCCCTAAGACACACACATGGCCTAATAGACCCTAACCATAGGATAACTCATGACCCCTGAAGACATTCGAATTAGAGCGGAGCAAGACTTAACGTTCTTTATACAACTTGTAGCTCCTACTCAAGTTCTAGGCAACTGCCACAAGGATGTCTTGTCTTGGTGGACACGAGAGAACTCTAAAGACTTCCAACTGCTACTGTTCCCACGAGATCACGGTAAGTCCCGTCTTGTGGCATACAGAGCAGCTTGGGAGCTTACTAAAGACCCTACTCTCCGTATCCTATATATTTCAGCCACAGCTAACCTAGCAGAGAAACAGCTTACCTTTATTAAGGGTATCCTAGACTCTCCTATCTTTCGTCGCTACTGGCCTGACCACATCAATGCTGAAGAAGGAAAGCGGTCCAAGTGGACTAACTCTGAGATTGCGCTGGATCATCCATTGCGTAAGAAAGAGAACGTCCGTGACCCTTCTATCTTCACTGGTGGTCTTACTACATCCTTAACTGGACTACACTGTGACATTGCTATCCTAGATGACGTTGTGGTAGCAGAGAATGCTCTCACAGCCGAAGGTCGTTCTAAGGTTGCCTCTCAGTACTCCCTGTTAGCCTCTATCGAGGGCGCTGACGCTAAGGAGTGGGTAGTTGGTACACGTTACCACGCTAAAGACCTTTATGACAACCTAATGAGCATGAAAGAAGATGTTTATGATGAGGATGGCAATCAGGTTAGCGAAGAGAACATCTACGAGATATTTGAGCGTCCAGTAGAGGACAGTGGTGATGGCACAGGCCAATTCTTGTGGCCACGTCAACAACGTAAAGATGGTAAGTGGTTTGGCTTTGATATAGCTACACTTGCTAAGAAGCGTGGTAAGTACCTAGACCGTGGACAGTTCCGCGCTCAGTACTACAACGACCCTAATGACCCTGACAACGTACCAATCGGCACTGACAAGTTTCAGTACTTTGAATCCAAGCTACTTAAACAGGATGGTGGTCGTTGGTCGTACAAGGGTAAGCGATTGAACATCTTCGCTGCTATCGACTTCGCTTTCAGTACTAAAGCACGAGCCGACTATACTGCCTTGGTGGTCATAGGTATCGACTCCGACAACATGGTATATGTACTAGAGATTGATAGATTCAAGACTACTAAGATTTCTGATTACTTTGACCACATCTTTGCTGCCCAGAATAAGTGGGAGTTCAGGAAGATGAGGGCCGAGGTCTCAGTAGCTCAGGTAGCTATTGTTAGACAGCTTAAGGATATGATTCGTGAGAATGGTATTTCGTTGTCCATTGAAGAGTTCCGACCAAACAAACATCATGGTAATAAGGAAGAGCGCATTGCAGCTATCCTAGAGCCACGTTACGAGAACCTACAGATGCTACACTATCGTGGTGGTAACATCCAATACCTAGAGGAAGAACTACAGTCTAGGTTCCCACCTCACGATGACGTTAAGGATGCACTGGCTACCGTAGTTGATATGGCAGTCAAACCCACAGCATCAAGTTCAATCAATAGACAGAATACTATATCTTGGTCCGCATCGCGGTTTCGAGCAGGAGGCAAATAAATGAGTGAAGTACTTACCATAGAGCATATGCTTGACCCAGACCACATTGCTGTTGAGATTGCAGATAAGTGGGTTGAGTGGAACATGTATCGCGAGTCTTGGAAGACACAAACCAAGGAACTTCGTGACTACTTGTATGCTACAGATACAACTACGACAGGTAACTCTATACTTCCGTGGTCCAACACAACAACTACACCTAAGCTAACACAGATTGCTGACAACCTACACGCTAACTACTTTGCTACGTTGTTTCCTCAGCAGAAGTGGATGCGTTGGGATTCTGCATCTCGTGATTCGTCATCTGTAGAAAAGATTCGTACCATTGAGTTCTATATGGTCAACAAGGTTAAGCATAGTAACTTCGTAAGCACTGTGTCTGATCTTCTTGTCGATTGGATTCACACAGGTAACTGTTTCGCTATGGTTGACTGGGAGATGAGCTACTCGAACAAGGAAGACGGCAGTACTACAGCAAAGTACATTGGGCCTAAGATGCACCGCATCAGTCCATATGACATTGTGTTTAACCCTGCTGCTGCCAGCTTCGAGAACACTCCTAAGATCATTCGTAGTATCAAGTCTCTTGGTGAACTTAAACGTGCTATCGACTCAGACCCTACTAACAAAGCAATGGCTGCTGCATTCAACAAGATGATGCAAGCTCGTTCCTCTGTAGCGTCTTCTGACTTCTCTGCTGATAAGTCTCAGGGTTTTATAGCTGATGGTTTCAACTCAATCCAACAGTATTACGAAAGTGACTACGTTGAAATCCTAACCTTCTATGGTGACATCTTTGACCACGAGTCAGGTGAGCTTATGAAGGACCGCGTTATTACTATCATGGATCGTGCACATCTACTAAGCAACGAAGAGAATCCTTCGTGGTCTGGTGTTGCACCTATCTTCCACGCTGGTTGGCGTACTCGTCCTGACAACCTTTATGCTATGGGTCCACTAGATAACCTTGTTGGTATGCAATACCGCATCGACCACCTAGAAAACCTTAAGGCTGACGTGTTCGATCAGATCGCTTACCCAATCATGAAGATTCGTGGTGACGTTGAAGACTTTGACTTCGAACCTGCTGCACGTATTTATCTTGGTGAAGAAGGTGATGTAGATTATCTACGACCAGATGCTACTGCACTACAAGCAGACATGCAAATCCAGATGATTGAGCAGAAGATGGAAGAGATGGCTGGCGCACCTAAGCAAGCTATGGGTATCCGTACTGCTGGTGAGAAGACAGCATTTGAGGTTCAGTCGTTGCAGAACGCATCCTCACGCATCTTCGAACACAAAGCTGCACACTTCGAACGTATGTTCCTAGAGCCAGTACTCAACACTATGCTTGAGGTTGGTCGTAGGAACTTGCAAGTACTCGAAGACATCAAGGTTACTGATGAGTCCACTGGAGAAGAGTTCTTCACAACAATCCAAAAGTCGGATATTGTTGGTAGTGGTCGTATCTCTCCTATTGGTGCACGTCACTTTGCTGAACGTGCTCGTCGTGTACAAAGTATCACACAACTTGCTCAGATCAAGGCACAAGACCCAACCATTGCCCCACACATGTCGGGTAAGGAGATGGCTCGTATCTTGGCAGAAGAGCTTGGTGAAGCTAAACTGTTCGGTGAGAACATTAGCATTGCAGAACAACTTGAGACTCAGCAAGCATCACAAGATGCTGAAGCAGATAACATGGAGAGTCTGGAGATAGCTGCGGAGCAAGGACGCTAATGCACACACACTGGATCAAAGGTTTAACTGGGGAAAAGAAAGAGCAACGGAAGGCTGAAGTTTTGGCCTACCGTAACGCCTTTGATGACCTCAGAGAAATTCTCGAAAAGCACTACCGTAAAAAGGATTGCATTCGGGACTACGATGTTCCCAACTGGGAGCTAAGACAAATCGCCGCGAATGAGTATAATGCTGTTCTCGACGACATCCTGAAAACCATTAACCTAACCGAAGGTAAATAAATGTCTATTTTTGAAGATAAGCCAACAGAAGCTCCAACCGAGGAGGCTGTGGCTACCGAGGCTACCACACAAGAAACCCCACCACAGGAATCTTTTGTAAGTAAGCTCGTAGAGACACGCGGTGAGAAGTGGGGAGACCCAGAAGTCATTGCTAAGGGTAAGCTGGAGGCTGATGCCTACGTCAAAACCCTTGAGGAACAACTCGCACAAATGCGGGAAGACCTTGGTAAGCAAGACTATGCGTCACAACTTCTAACCCAACTACAGCAAAAGGCACCGAATCCCACTGTCGGCAACACTGTAGAGTCCAATAATAATAATGAAAGTGGAACATACGCAGATGATAATACCAATCAGTCTGTGGATGACGAAACACTAAAGAGCCTTGTTGAGAAGACCCTGACGGAACGCGAAGCTAAAGCTACCGTAGATCAAAACCTTTCTGTTGTGGTAACACAGCTAGAGGAACTCTACGGCACAGAGGCCAATGCTACTGTCCAGAAGAAAGCACAAGAACTTGGAATGACACTTGAGCGGATTGAAGACCTCGCTAAAGAGTCCCCATCAGCTTTCTTTGCATTACTTGGTGAGAACAAAGTTCCTGCTAAGTCTTTGGCCCACACTAGTATCCGTACTGAGGGGGTTAACTACCAGAACACGGGCCAACGTGATTGGGCATACTACAGCCAACTACGCCGTGAAAACAAGAACGCGTACTACACACCCAAGGTTCAACAGCAACTGCTGGAAGATAAACAACGCCTTGGTTCTAAGTTTGGTGCGTAAAATCAACATATCTTTAGGAGACAATTAAAATGTCTATGAATACTTCAAACATGAGCTTGCTAACTCGCTCAGAAATCTGGTCAACAGAACTAAAAGACATCCTTCGCGACGAGATGATGGCCCAGCGCTACGTCAAGATGCTTGATGGCTTCCCTGATGGCGACCAGTTCACTATCCCTTCAATCGGCCAAGCACAGGTTGACAACTACGCTGAAGACACTGCTGTTGAGTACCGTCCGATGGACACTGGTGAGTTCACATTCACCATCGACAAGTACTTGTCTTCTGCTTCATACATGACGAAGAAAGCAATGCAAGACGCATTCTACTCTTCTGAAATGATGAGCCGTTTTGTACCTGAGCAAGAGCGTGCGATTATGGCACACTTCGAAGCTACTACTTTGGCTACTCCAGAGGCTGGCGTTACTGCCAACTCTAACGAAGCTATCGATGGTGTTGAGCACCGTTGGGCTGCTGGTGGTACTGGCGCGGTTATCAACGTTGATGACTTTGCACGTGCACGTTTCGCTCTTAAGAAAGCTAACGTTCCTGATCGTAACCTTATCGCTATTGTTGATCCTTCAGTTGAGTTCACATTGAACACATTGTCTACTTTGACATCTGTTGCGAACAACCCTAAGTGGGAAGGTATCGTATCTTCTGGTATCGCTACTGGTATGAACTTCATCGCCAACATCTATGGTTTTGACGTATATACTTCTAACTACCTGAAGGACGTTACTGATGGCGCTCTGAACACTGCTGCTGATGTTGCTGCCAACTTTAGCTCTGTTAATGGTAAAGCCAACTTGTTCTTCTCTGCTGATCAAGCTGCTACACCTTTCGTTGGTGCATGGCGTCAGACTCCTGATGTTGACACTGAGTATAACAAAGACTTCCAACGTCAAGAATTCGTGACTACTGCTCGTTATGGTGTAAAACTGTACCGTCCAGAGAACATGGTTCGTGTTATCTCTAAAACTAACGTTTAACTTAAAAGAATAGGAGACTTAATATGTCTTGGACTAACTCTGACGGTCTTACCGTCCTTATGCACGAAGAGCAAGGTGTTGCTAAAGACGGTGGTATCACTACTGTAAGCCCGATCAAGCACATCAAATTGAAGCTTGACCTTACTACTGACAAAACTGTAGCAGCTAATGATGTTGCAATCCCAGCGGGTTCTTACATCACTGACGCACGTCTTGTTGTTACCACTGCTGCTGCTGGTGGTACATCCATCAACTTCGGCCTTGCTAACGCTGCTGGTACAGCTATCGACGCTGACGGTATTGACGCTGCTGTAGCTACTGCTGCACTTGCTGCTAACCTTGCTGTTGTTTGCAACGGCGCTTTGGTTGGTGTTGCTGCTGGTGTTGGCGCTGCTGACGCTTATGTCACTACTGCTAACACAGGTACTTTCACTGCTGGTGAAGCTGTACTAGTTATCTCGTACATCGAAGTTTAAACTATTGGGCGTCCCTTCGGGGGCGCTCTTCCCACAACTAAATGGAGGCCAATATGGCAAACGTAAATCATAGTGTACTAACTGACCCATATCTCCACGAGCCTAAAGGTGCTGCTACAGCAGTTGCTGGGGCCGAGTATGTGGCTGATGGAGCAGGTTCAGGTAGTTGGATTCGTATCCAAGGCTGGTCACAACACGCTGATACAGACACTACAGTAGGCACACCTTCACAGAACATTGCTACAGGTGCACGGACTAAGTGGACCAACGATGGCGGCTCAACCCTAATCCAAAAACTCCCATCTGATATTGGCGCTTCAGGTCATATGTGGGATACAACTAACCATAAAATTACCCCTATCGCAGCATTTGATACCTACAGCATCCGCATTGGTTTCAAAGCTGAGAACTACGCTGGCACAGGCCCAGACATTAAAGTTGAACTAGATATTGGTGGTGGACTAGGTGTTATTGTTGCAACTACTGTGCCCCTACTAAGAAGTGGTGCACAACAATCCTGTCTCGTAACATTCCCCGTATTCGCAGGTTCAACCTTCATCACAAATGGTGGCACCATCTACTTGACCTACACAGGTACAGGTACTTGTGACATCTTTGCTAGTGACATTTTAATCATCCGTGAATCTAAGAACTATGTATAAGGAGTAGTCCAAATGGCTATCAAGAAGACGCTCCTAGAGATCGTCCAGAACATCCTCTCTGACTTAGACTCAGAGGATGTAAACTCAATCTCAGACTCAGTAGAAGCAGCACAGATTGCTAATGTCGTAGAGAATACGTTCTACAACATCGTTTCTACCCGTGAAATCCCAGAGCACCACAGCCTAATTAAGCTGGATGCTCTCTCAGACACTAACTTCCCAACACACTTCAGCTACCCTGACAATGTTAAGGGTGTTTCTGGTTTGTGGTATGACGTAAGTTCTGATAGCTCTTTTGAGTACCGTGAGATCACTTACGTTGACCCCCGTGACTTCTTGAGCCGCCTTGGCTCCCCTTCCACCAACTACACACTTGTAAGTGATAAGGTTGCTGGTACTAAGATGCGTATTGGCAACAACAAGATGCCTAACTTCTACACATCCTTTGATGACCAATACATAGTAATGGACTCACATGACGTTAGTATCGACACAACACTTATAGCATCTAAGACTCGTGTTATGGGTTACACAATCCCAGTCTTCAGTATCTCTGACGCATATGTGCCAGACCTTGACGCTGAGATGTTCCAGTACTTAGTGAATGAATCTAAGTCTGTTTGCTTCTCTTTATTCAAAGGTGGCCCAGACCCTAAGATCGACCAAGCTGCTCGTCGTCAGAAGTCTTACGTGCAAAACGACATGCACAAGACCACACAGAGTAACAAAAGGAATCTTTATGGTAAACGTTGAGTTTGATGTAGACTACGCAAAGAAGCGTTCTTATGCTAAGTGTCCTGAGAAGTCTATGGCTGTGCTTACAGTAAGCCCTGCTGCTGGTGGCTTCATCTTCTATAAGGTTACTGCTGATGTTGGTGGCGTAGCTAATGAGCTTGCTGGTAACTTTACTGGAATTGATGTTGCTAACAAAGCGATCCAACAGTATTATAATAATTGCCGACAGACAGTCGCTTCTAGTGATGCTGAGGTGAAGAAACGGTTAGCTAAAGGAAGGGCTAAAGCCAATGCCACAACAACTAACTCAAAAGCCAGTGACGACCTTCATAAAGGGTCTAGTAACTGAAGCTGGTGAACTTACGTTTCCACCTGACGCATCCGTAGACGAATCCAACTGTGACCTTCGACGTGATGGTTCACGTAGGCGTCGTAAGGGCGCTGACAGAGAGACTAATTCTGTCCTATCAACCTTCACCATCAGTGACACAGATATTGTGCACACTGGTCTGTGGAGCAACGTAGGCGGTCAGTCAGGTCTTGAGTACCTTGTGGTACAGAAGGGTCCAACCCTATACTTCTACAACAAAGCTACAGCCCCATATTCTGATGCACTACTAACTCACACTGTTGCCCTTGGTACATATCAAGCGACTGGCTCTGGCTTATCTGTTACAGACACTAAGTGTCAATTCGCATCCATTGAGGGTGCACTTGTTGTAGCTTCATCTGCTATGGATACGATCTATGTAACTCGTGATAACGCCCTTGGAACTATTGCAGTCACTACAATCTCCTTCCGTACACGGGACTTTGACTGGCAAGGTGACATCTCTGAGTATGACACTGGTGATGCAACACCAACAGTAGGACGAGAGTACGACACACAGAATGCTGGTTGGGTAGACACAAAGGGTGCTGCTGCACTTGTCACCTACAAGGCCGCTAACGCAACTGAGCACCCACCACTGAACCTCCCTTGGTACTCTGGTAAGACTGCTGCTGGTGCATTTGATGCTGCTGAGTGGGCTGAGGTCTTTGCTGGTAGTACACTTATTGGTAACGGCCACTACATCCTAGACTTCTTTAACAAGGACCGTGCTACACCTTCTGGACTAGTTATTGCTACAGAAACAGAAGACTCACGTTTCAACTCAGTACAAGCCTTTGGTGGTCGCGTATTCTACTCTGGCCTACAGAGTTCTGAGAATGCTAGCACTATAATGTTCAGTAGGCTTATAGAGGGCCTCACAGACCTTGGTGAGTGCCTACAGCGTAACGACCCTACCTCAGAGGTACTAAGCGACCTCCTAGACACTGATGGAGGCGTTATTAAGATTGCTGAGGCTGTTGGGATCAAGAAGCTATATGCTATTGGTTCAATGCTTATCGTATTCGCTGAGAATGGCGTTTGGTCTATTAGTGGTGTTGATGGTGTTTTCCGTGCGTCTGAGTACTCTGTGCGTAGAATCTCTGATGTTGGTATAGCTTCCCCAGATTCGTTCATTGATGCTGATGGGGCACCTATCTGGTGGTCTAACTACGGCATTCACACAATGACCTTTGACCCCTCTACTGGTAATGCTAAAGAGCAAAACCTTAGCCTACCAACAATCCAAACCTTCTGGGACAACATCCCTACAGACTCTAAGCTGAAGGTACACTCTGTATTCGATAAGATCAACAAACGTGCATATTGGGCTTGGCCTAGTACTGGTGAGACAGTCGAGGCAAAGATAAATGAAGTCCTAGTCTTAGATATTGCAATCCAAGCGTTCTATCCTTGGACTATCTCTGATGAGACCTCTAATACAGATTGTGTTGTTGGCCTAGCCTTCTACACAGGTATTGGTGCTACTGAATCTGTGCTCAATATTGTTACATCCGTTGGCGACGAAGTTATTACTTCTGCTGGCGATGATGTTATCTCAACCCAACTAAGTAACCTTAGTACTGGTACGTCCTCACCTTCGATTGTACTTTTGATCCGTGATGGTGCCACAAACAAGATGACTATGGGTGGCCTCGTAAACAACAGCTTCCTAGACTGGGGTAGCGCAGACTACAGTTCTTATGCTGAAGCTGGCTACGAGTTTATGGGAGACATGGTGTTGAAGAAGACTGCTCCTTACCTAACTACATACATGCGTGTGACTGAGACTGGCTGGACTGGCTCTGAAGTAGCTGGCTACAGCCCTATCAATGAATCATCTTGCAAGGTGTCAGCCTACTGGGACTTTAAGAGCACACCATCAAGTACTGCTCAGGAAGCATACAGACTTAAGTATATGCCAATCCCTGATGAGAGTGACTTAGGAACCTTTAACTACCCAGAGGATGTAGTCACCACACGCCTCAAGTTACGTGGTCGTGGTAGGTCTGTTCGTCTTAAGTTCGAGAGTACTACAGGCAAGGACTTTACGCTTCTTGGCTACTCTCTAATTGGTGGCACTAATGGCCGCTTCTAAGACCACAAACCAACACAAAAGGAAGTTATTAATGTTATCAACCGACAATGTAAAACTAGCTATAGAGAACCTCAGTCAAGTAAAGGGAGACATACTTCCACTACTAGACAAACATTGGGAGGAAGTGGCTATCAATAAAGACACTATTGCAATGAACCCATGTTGGGATACCTATGCTATCTTAGAGTCGGCTGGTAAACTTGGTATCTTCACAGCTAGGTTGGATGGTGAACTTATTGGGTATTTCGTCATTATTGCCTCAGAGAGTCCCCACTATAAAGGGCACATCTTTGGGGTGAATGATGTTATATACCTAAAACCAGAATACAGGGGTACATATTTGGGGTCAAACCTCATCACCTTCGTAGAGAATGCTATTGAGGAAGTCGGGGTATCTGTGTTAGTTATAAACACTAAGGTACATGTACCTTTTGATAAGACCTTAAGTAGATTAGGGTTTTCCCATATAGAAAATGTTTACTCAAAGAGACTAGGAAAATAAAATGGCAATTATAGCAGCAATCGTAGGAGCAGCTGGCACAGTATCATCAATGAGCGCACAGAAGAAGTCTGCTGCTGCACAGCGCCAGCAACAAAAACTACAAGTTCGTCAACAGCGTCGTCAGGCTATCCGCCAACAGCAACTACAACGAGCACAAGCAATGGTGTCTGCACAGGGTGCTGGTGCTGCTGGTGGCTCTGCTGTCGCTGGTGGTACGTCTTCCCTTAGTTCCCAACTAGGTGGTCAGCTAGGTCAGTCCTCGCAGATGTCAGGTATCTCTGACCAGATCACTAAATTCAACAACCAAGCTGCACGAGGCCAAGCAATCGCTGGTATTGGTTCTAATGCATTCAACGCATTTGATGGTATGGATACGATCAAAGCAGCATTTAAATAAGGATCACAAGTATGGCTATCGCTCCAAATGACGAACAACCTAAAACATATAAAGTACTTGATTCCCCTGAAGAGGGACAGCCAAACAGAACTACAAATGGTCAACCAGA